GATTGTACGTCAGACCAGCTTTCTGCATATAAGAATAAGCTGCTTCTCTAGCTGGTTTAAACGGACCAGCAGTTATCTTGCCATAGCCTTCAATATTAACGTTTGTAGGAAGATTATTTAAGCTTGGTGCATCAACAATCCTTGCACGAGAGAATTGCTCTCCAGACCTAGCAACTGCACGTTCTACTGCGGCGGTGGTGGGGGCTGCTGTACGTCCGGGTCTGATGACATCGGTGTCAGCTTTGCCAAGTCCTGCATTATCTCCGTAAACCAAGGTTCCTCTTTCGGAGTATAGTTGGTTAAGCTTGGCTTTGTTGACTTGTTTGTTGTTGTACCACGGTCCTGTGACATTTTGACTCACTCTGAAGTTTGGAGGAATAATACCATTTTTAGGCTCTTTAACCACTTCAAGAACGTCTTTACCTTCTGTTGGTGTAAACCTAAAGAAGTTTCCTAAGCCGTCTGGAAGCTCGACATATGCTGCTGCGTTTTTATCATAGCCATATATCATGCCAGATGTAAATTCGTTATATTTACCTTGACGTGTAGTGATCTGATAATATGGATCTACGACACCAAGTGCATCACGAAGAATACCTTCGATGCTACCATGATCGACTTCCTGTGCGGACGTAGCAACCCAACTCTCCCAATGGAATTGTCCCGGTGATCCATCTCCACGACCAAGGTTATTATACGCCGTCTTAATAGCGTCTTTCATACCACGTTCGATGGCTTCGTAGTACATAAGACCAACCATGTCATCACCAAGTTTGTTCATGGCAGTACCAGTATCTTGAACATCCTTGAGAGCAGTCTTGCCTGTCTTTTGATTCTTTACCATCTTTGGTATTTTTTCGCCATCGTAAAGATTATAGGAATCAAAACGACCGTCATTGAACAGGTTACGCATTTGCACACGGTCCAGAACAACAACATCATTACGACCAGATACCAAAAGAATAAACGATAGGACTTTATTATTAATTCCAATACCAGTATTCATACTATGGAATCGACGACGAATCTCTTTACCAGATAATTTGTAGTCAGCAATCATATCGTGCAGTTCTTGTAGTAATGTCTTTCCAGATGGAAGAGTCTCAGTAAGCTTTACAAGAGATTCACCAAATCCATTAAGATTATGCTTTGATTGATTGCCCGGAGAACCTTCAGGCAAAATCATGCTAGTCCAGTCAAGGTATTCTTGCTTGTTGAAGTTACCATCAAGGGCAGACTGAATAAAATATCCAACACCAGCTTTGTTGCCACGCTCTGTTACTACGTCAAGGAAAGCACTTTCCTGAATGAACGGGCTTACACCACGACTCAACATACCCCAAAGTATAAACTTTGCGGTGTGTGTTGGAGTCATCTTTTTACTTACATACGCCGCCTTGATACGATCACCAAGTTTAAAGCCATCTTTAGCCATCTCCTGCTGACTAGGACTCATCCTGCCAATCTGCTGTTCGATAATGGTAGGATCTTGAACCATTTTGATAGCGTTGTAAGGAGGAAGTGGAACAGAACCATCAATTACTTTTGATCCAAACGCATCAGACACCATCGTAGTGAATGTCTCAGCGTCAACCAATGGGTTAGGATAGTTACGTGCCAGTTCATTTAGATATTGAATCTGTAAAGCGGCATTGTTTGGATTTACACTACCCGTGATCTTGCGCTTATGATCAAATAAAACGTTAGTAAACGCTCTTAAGTAAGGATAAACACCAAACTTCTTGTCTGACCTAGACTTCATGTCAGTACTGAATTGATCACCAGTAGCACGAGCACGAGAGAATTGTTCTGACTCTGCTGTTCCGGGAGCGAATTCGTTGAATACACCCTTGATTTGCTTAGGATTATAAACAGCGAGGTTCTTGATGCCCTCTTCTTCAACGTAGAAACCATCATATTCAGAAAGCCTTATGGCTCTTTGAATTGCAGGACGCTCCAAGAACTTCCAGAACCCACTAGAAACCATTTTTCTACTTTGAGTTCTATCACGCTCACCAAGATCAAACATCTTCTGCACGACCTGCTCAACATGATCTGGGTTATTATAGTCAAATGGTTTCTGCACAGATAAGAATACAGGAATTACACGACCACCTTCATTTGGTCCTTGAATTCCACCTCTTGAAAGGTCTTCTGTTGCATAACGATTAGCAAACTCAGGATCTTGGCTGAAGAAGAATGGGCCTCTTAGACCCGGCATTGCACCTGATCTTGCACCAGCAAACTTCTTAAAGTCTTTTGGAGTACCATTATAATAACGAACTGGTTCACCAGTGGTATCAGCAGCCTTGCTTTGCTTCCACCAAGACTGAAATTCCTTCGCGTTGCTACCTGTCTGGGCTGCGGCGCGGGAGAACATTTCTTTTTTAGCGTCTAAACCATATGGCGAAACATATGGTTCATTATCGTATTCTGTAATAGGAGCATTTTCATCAACAGTAGGTGCAGCTTTTGACTTTTTCTTACCTTTAGGTTTAGGTGGAATAACCTCTTCCACAGGAGGCGTTACAGCGGCTTCTTCTTTAGTAGGTGCAGTTGCTACTACAGGTGGTGTAACTGTCTCTGACGGGGCTGCTGGAGGCTTCTGGGGGGTGGTTTGTGGTGTAGCCTGTGGGTTGGCTACGATACCAAGGTTCATCAGTCCCTGACTCAACTTGCCAGAGGAAATAGCATTGAGTGTGTCACCTGCAGATGTCCAGCCAACGCCAGAAATCTTATTCGCGAAACGCTCCACGAACTCAGACCCGAAGTCAAGAGCTTTACCAATAAAGTTTTTATTCTTTGGAGTCGTGCCATACATTCTGTCATAGGTACGAGCACCAATAAGATAGGCGCGAATCTCGTATGGGTTACGCTCACCCTCTGGAAGTTCCTTTAGGGACTTATCCAAATAATCTAACCCGGCTTCGCCGTATTGTGATTTTACAGACCGAGGAAGAATAGACAGAAGATCCCGTCCACCTTGCCATTTTGCAGCAAGTGGTGCGAAGATTGAGTCACTTACACGAGCAAAGTTTGTACCCTTTGCTAGGTTATCAAGATGGTGAACTGCCTCGTGTGCTGTCGTAGCAATTGGATCATAATAATCACTATTCGAGTCTAGGTTGTTTAAACGGATAGTTTGTGTCTCTGGCATGTAACCACCAGCGACTTCGTTTCCTTCAGAGTCAGTAATCTTTCCTTGAGAAACAAACTTTGGATCTAGTGTACCGCTCTTGATCATGTCGTAGACGGTATCTACAGCACTAAGACCACGATTAATAACAGTATCATCATTAGTTGCAATGATGTCACGCACCTTCTGTACCAACTCAGGACGATCCTGTTCCGTCAACTTGTCGATATAGATATTTGCCAGTCTTACAGCATCTGTAGGTACGGCTGTAGGTACGGCAGATGCTTCTGGTTGAACGGCCTCAACAGGAGCCTCAACAGGAGGAACACCAGCCTCTACAGGTGCAGCGACAGTAGCACCTGCCTGTGTAGATACAGCAGCAGGAGCACCAGCCTCTACAGGTGCAGCGACAACTTGTTCGGTAGTGGCAGCAGGTGCTGCAGCAGCAAGACTATCATTATATGCTTTGTCTTGAGCCGCGAGTTGTTCAGTGGAAATACGGTCAGCCTCAGTAGCAACTTCTGTTGCACCGGGTGTTTTATAGAACTCAACTAATGCTTGTTCGCGAAGAGAAGATGGTGGGGGAATAGGTGACTCTGCAGTAGTACGAGCACCAGTTGCCTTGCTGATAGCAGCCTCAGCAATACCGGGAACAATTTCACCCACTGCTTCAAGAGCAACTGCTCCGGGAGATGTAATTTTACCTTCTGTTGCTAATTGTGCAGCAGCTTCACCACCAGCACCAGCACCAGCTTGGCTAATAATTTCTGCACCAGTTCCAGCAACAGTACCAAGAGCCTTGTCACCCAATGCTCCCTTAACTGGAGCAAATAACCGTCCAGCAATACCAGCAGATAGAGCATCAAATGCACCAACAGCAATACCACGAGTTGCGGCATCATTACGTGCTTCTGACATTAGGTCTGGATTAGAGAAAGCTGCCTTTAACTGATCTGGGTCAGACGTGTTAACGCCTTTAGACGTAAGAAATTGATTAAGAGAACTTGCATATTCTGTCGCAGCAGAACCAACACCAACACCAGTAGAAAGACCAGCAGTTGCACCAACAGGTCCAGCAACAGCACCAAGCAAACCACCAATAAGACCAGTACCAATTGATGTTGCAGATGCAGGAATACTTTCACCAAGGACAGAAGGAATTACGTCAAGGTTTCTTGCAAGTGCAAGACCTGTCTCTTTCCACCCTTGAGCGTTTTGAATCTCTTCCATACCCTTACGAACTGATTCTGGCATAGCATATTGCTTTGCAGCTTCAGTACTAGCAGCAATATTAGCAGCAGCTTCTTCAGGGGTTAAATAGCCAGACTCAAGACCAAGAACATTTAGTCCAGTCTTTGCGTTATAATAGCCACGAGCAATAGCTTCTGGGATATCTCTAAGAGCCGTAGTGGTACGATCAATAAAACCTTCAGCAGGAGGTTCTGGTGCTGCTTGTGGAGCAACTACAGGAGTTGGTTCTTGCTTTAAGATATCTCTTTTAATAGCAAGAGAAATCTGATCATCAGTCATCCCATCAGGGAATTCAACAATACCAATTCCCGGAATATCAACTTGTGTTGGCATACTATTTCCTAATGAGAGTTATTTAATTTATAGTACCAGTAGCAAGATTAAACTTTTTAACTGTATTTTCCTCAGTAGGAACCCCTATATTAAGTAGCTTATACAGTGTTGGGTTTTGCTGAAGTGATGCTTGATATGCTTTATTCACATAAGCATCTTTAGGGTTTTTCTCTTCATACTCCTTCTTTTTAGAAGACAAAAGACCGTCATATATTTTATCCCATGCAATTGCAGCCTTTTGTGCAGCTTCTTGAGCAGCAGGAACAAGAAGCTTAGAAGCATAGTCACGTGCCATAAACTGTTCAGTGGTATCAAACTCATTGTTTTTTGCTTGTTCTTTAGCCGTTTTAATTGCTGTTGAATATGCTTCTGAAGTCTGCACTATTGCTGGACGTTTATCTGTTGTAGCAGCGTTATCAACAGACCTTCCATAAATGGCATTACGTTGCTTTTCAAGATCCAATTTATCTGCTTCTAGCTTTGCCTTCTTAGCCTCTTCGCGTTGCTTTGCCATAAGAGCAACAGCACCCTGTCCAGACTCACCAAGAGCACCAAGGAAGTCTGGATTCTTAGATGCCATCATGCCAAGACCAAGCTGCAGTAAAGCGTCACTGAAACCAGCTTGTTCAAACAACGACTGAATACCACCAACAGATGGATTCTTTGCAACTTCTGTTGCAGTTTCCTGAATGGCCTTTTTGTCGTCCTTAGATGGCCTATCATCCAATCCACTACGAAATGCAGGAGGAGTAGCCGAAGGTTGCGAAGAAGTCGAAGAAGTCGAAGGAGCCGAAGTTACCCTAGTAGGATCAGTACCCGCGACAAAGGCAGGAGTAGGAGTAGAATCCCTACCGATACCAGTAGGATCAACACCGCGAGGAACAATACCACCTGACTGATCAGTTGCAGCACCAACATTTGATGAAAGGGCAGAGATACCAGCCTCTCTAGCATTCATTCTATCTGTGGTTGCTTTATCAGCGGCCTCGGCGGCGGCAGATGCTATTGCCTCTTCTTCCATCCTTTGTGCTTCAGGTCTACCATAAAGAAACTCTGTAAATGATGTTCCTTTTTTTACAGGATAAACTGGACCACTAGGAGGAGGAGCCATGCCAAGACCAAGGCGTTGACTCTGTATTTGGTCATCCCTTCTTGCTGCCTTATCCTTCTCTATAATATCTTGATTAACTTCTTTTTTATATTGCTGAACTGGAGTTGGTCCCAAATACCTTTTAAGTGTATCAATTAATCCAGTATTTTCTAAGTTTCTTGGGTCTGGACTCGACATACGAGTAAGTTCTGATGTTGCTGCAGTATCTTCTCCGGGTTTATTAGCAGATTTAACTTGGTCTACTTTAATAGCATCAGAACCGCCAAGATTTTCAGCCATAATAGATTCAAGACCACGAGCAACACGGTCTGCGTCTGGCTTTAACTTATATGCATCAATTTGAGATTGAGATGCTGCAGGAAACCCAGACGCTTCCCCTTCAGGACGAGCACCACCAGATCTTAATCTTGCAAAGTAATCTTGTTTAGGTCTATTTTCTTCTGGTGCTTCAGGCGTATAACTCATACCACCGGAAGGTCTACGACCCGGAATTGACCCATCTAACCCGGCACGGGCGGGTGGAGCATCTGGACGAGCATTGAGTGGATCAGTATAATCCTTGTCCTTTGCGGGTGATCCACGCTGCGGAGCACCACCAGTAGTACCACTACCAATCAATGACTCAAGGTAATTGCCACGCTCAAATCCGCTTGGAGCCGTAGGTGTACCAATAATATCTTCGAGTGTAATAAAGTCTTTTGTGGGATCAGAGACTGTAAAATCCTTAATAGGCTTTGTGCTAATAGTTTCGCCAACACTTTTCTTTGGTGCAGCAGTAGTCTCACCAGACAGACGAGTTCTCACAATATCCGAGACATACTCTATTTCTGATGCTGGAACTAAATCCTTACGAAGCATATTGATAAGCTCATCAGTGGAGATGTCAAAGTAGTTTGACACAACTGATTTACCATCAGCATATTTGGCAACACGTTCCAGTACGTCAGTCCTTGGAAGACGTGTCTTTGAAGAATCTACTGGTTTAAACAGAGAAGCAATGCTCATAATTTACCTTCCATAAGGAGTCATACTGCCGAAACCACCCGGTGAAAAGCCACCAAAGCCACCGTAGAGCGACAAACCTGCAAGACCAGCACCAGCAATTTGCGAGAATGGATTTGCTTGTGGAACAGTTGAAGTTGTCGTGCTGCTTGTTGGACCCGGCTGATAGTAAGAACCTTTAAGTGCAGCCTGTAGTCTATTAAGATTGGCATATGGTTGGTCACGTTGTTCCATGAAATTACCATACGCAAGATCAAGTCCACGCTGTCCCTGAGTCTGCTGCATCGCACCAGTACCAAGCATGGTATTGATATCCTGCACACCCATAGCCTGTTCCTGAGCACCCTGCTGACCCAATAACTGACCAGCCTGTAGCTGCCTAGCCCGATCAGCGTTAGCCTGTCCCATAGCACCTGTGAATGCGCTACCGTAGGCTTTTGCTGTTAGATCACCAACGTTCTGCGTATATCCACGTTCACGTTCTGCAGCCTGAATAGCACCACGAGAACCACCAAACGCACCCATCTGTGCAGCTTTACCCTGCTGTGCAAGACGAAGTTGCTCATTAGCTTTAGCAGTTTCACGCAAAGCTGGGTCCAGAACCTGCTGAGTATATGGATTCATGTATTGCTGAATCTGCTCAGGTGTAATTGCCTGACTAGACTGTTCCGCTAACGACTGACCCTTTTGCAAAGACGCAAGGCCAGTACCCTCAGAACCACGAGCAAGTTCCATCGCCTTAAGCTGATCTGGCGTAAACCCTTGGATACGCTGACCACCATATAGAGGCTGATTCAAATTCTGGGTATAAAGATCTTTTGCTGCACCGTAGACGCTTTCCGTCTCAGCAATGTTTTTCTTATAGAAATCCTCTAAATACGCAGGGATTTCTGTTTTAGAAACTGATTGACTCGCACCGCCACAGCACATATTAAACTCCTAGCATATGTATATACCGCCTATGCGGTTTAAACCATTAAACTCAAAGAACCTATCTTTTCTCTCAACATCATCTCCACTGGAGACTCCGCATATGAGTCGAAGATCAAGGTTCTTCGCGTACTTCTTTAATTCTTGTATCAGCTTAAAAGCTATGCGTGATTTCCTGTGGTCAGGATGCACGAAGAAGAAACCCTCTGAAATAAACTTTTCTTTCGAATACCAGTATTCAGCTTCAATCCCAGCAATTACACCAATAATCTTATGGTCTTTCTCTATGAAAAATACCACACCTTCGATCACATGTCTACATACATATAGTAAAGTCTTGTCAAAGTCTACTTTTGGAAAGGTATCGATATAACTACCATGAAATTCATCTATTAAGAATCTCGTGATATCTAGTATGTTATTTTCTTGGGCCACCTTTACTTGCATTGCCTTCGGCCTTCTTCATCATCTGGTGTAGTTTACGAGCACCTTCCATCCTATCACCATTTCCCATGCCGCGCACTGCACGGCCCGTGAATACAAACTCTCCATCTGACAGTGCTGCTGGTGTCTTACCACCAATCAAAGCTGGGACACTATCTGAAGTTTCTGTTCCCGGACCCTTCACAAGACCACCGTTACGCTTCTTATTCTTCTCATCTGGTGCAATAACAGGTTCACGAAGTAAGATAGGCTGTCTGTTAGGGAAGTAGTTATACTCTGGCGCAAACGTACCATATGTAGAAATGCCCATGTCATAGTAAGCCTTTTCAAGAGGCGACAATGCGGCATATTCTTCATCTGATAGCTTACGAGTATTGGGTGTAGTACCCGGTGCTACAGGAGCAGTCTTTCCTTGCGGTGTAATTACTGGTGTAGTTACAGGAGGATTTACTGCAACTGCTGCTGGAGGAGTAATAGCAGAAATAATAGACTTAGGTGCTTCTTGCACTTGATCTCTGCCACCATACTGATCACGGTACTGTTCACGAGTTAAGTTACCATATGGTCCATAAGTAGACCTTGAAGCTAAATTAACTTCGTCAGATGTCATTTGCTTGTCGCGATTAAATTCCTTTTGTGCGTCAGAATTTGCACTAGTCAAACCTTTTCTTAATAAACTAGATGCCGTACCTAAGCCTAATAACCCAGATGCTATATTTACAAGACCAACCCCCGGAATGAATGAGACTGCTGCATCAATTCCTAAGTCTACTGCCTTATCACCGAGTGAACGATTGTCTGTTGAATTTCCAGTAAATAGTTTCTTTCCAGAATCAATCAAACCATCTATAAAGCTAGATTGTACTGGTTTTGTTTCTTCTGACCCAACAGGGCTTGTAAAGGTATGACGACCAATCTTAACAGCATCGTCTCTTGCAGACTCTGCAATAACACGTGCTTTGGTTTCTTCTGATGCTTTAGAATACGGACCAAGAACAGTATCTACATTGGCAAAATTTACTGATCCACCTGTAATGTCATTTTTACCTGACATTACCTCGTTAACAACATCCATAGCCTTTTTATATTGTGGGCTATCTGTAGAGATATTTAAAAGTTTTTGTGTATCTGCCTCTGTATTCCACGGACTATACTGATTCTCACTTTGAGTGATATCCTTAATAGATTTTCCATATGTACCAGCTAAAAATCTATTTAAGATTGAATTACCAACAGCATTCCAACCTTCTATTGGTTCTCCAGCCGCCTCTCCTATAATGGTACGAGCCATATAATCTTTATCGATATCTGAAACTTCTCTTTTAAAAGGAGTACCAGAACCTGCACCCATACCAGTTGAACCACTAGTTGGCATTGGGGCTGGGATACTTCTAAGATAGTTTCTTTCATTAGGATCATAAACATTCGCCGGAATTCCACCCGGAAGCATACTTATACCGCCACCACCTATGGGACGACCTACATCTTCACCGCCACGGCCCATACCGCTACCTTGTGCCTCATTCCTTGGAACAGGTGCAGGGGTACTCACATAGTTATAGCTTCTACCACTATCTCTGATATTATCTCTATTTCCACCACCACCGCCAACTGATCCACCGCCGCCAGAGCTACCGCTGCCTTGACGATCACGATCAGCACCGCCGCCATAAAGTGATCCACCGCTAACAGGCCCGGCATTATTCTTAGCTAGGTTAGATTCAATAGTCCTAGTTAATCTATCAACATAGGAATCACCACCACTGGCTCCGGGGCTACCACTACCGCCACCTTGACTACCACCACCACACATTATGCCACCACCGCTCTGTCTGTTACACGACGCCAATTTGTACCATCTGAAAAGGCAAGTACTGCACCGCCAGTTTCATTCGACACATAGATAATTTCACCGGGTTGAGTAGCATTAGGAAGATTTGTCTTTAAAAAAGAAGACACCCGTGCAATAGTACCCTTAGTCTGTTTCGTGCGTTCTATAACGTCAATCGTTGACTCTAGGATACGAACAGTCTCATTCGCCCACGCAACTACACTGTCAGGACTAAGTAAGTTAGCTAATCTCATCTACGACCAACTCCAGATATATCAACACGAATATCACCAACACGCCACCAATTGTCTACAGCATTTGAAGACAATTTAATAGTAGCAACTCGACCCTGAGCACGAGTGTCAATCTTATCTGAAGACTCATTAAATGTCAAAGTTTTCACTTGTTCATCGGGTGAATTAGCCCACCTTCGTGTTCTAACTTCCATGTCAAGAGTAGATCCAGATGCTAGGGAAACGTCTGGAACGACGCGAGAAATGTTTACTACGTTCTCGCCATCATCAACGTCAAACTGTGCGCTTTCAATATAACAATCAATTGCTGCACCATCATCATTATAACCGTTTTCGTGGAAATAAATATACCCGACATCACTATTACTAGCATAACCACCAATACCAATTGGATAGTTAAAGATACTTCCATCCATCCAAGCTGTTCTAACAATATCACCAATAGACCATGAGTTTTCTACATAGTTATATGAGACAAACCTATCAATCTCTGGTGATGAAGAATCAGAACTTGGATAGTACCAAGTAACTTCATTAAACCTTGAGTTCACAGCACATGTAATGATTGGATTACCAGCTTTATTAAGATCATCAAATACATATCTGCTGACAGTACAAGTTAATTCTCTAGGAGCAGATCCATCATACATAAAAAACTTGTTATTGTTAGTCATCCAGAAGGTAGTGCCATTAATTTCAGCCCATGCCTTACTGCCAATCAGTCCACAATTTGTACCAAGAACATTAAATCCATATACAAATTCTATGTCTCCAAGATAACGCATGGCATATAGAGATGTATCAGTCCATATTAGGTTCTGCACACGCGATACACCACCGCCCATAATAACAGAACCAGATTGTAACGGAAACTCACCGGAGACATTTGTTGCTGCTGGAGTCCAGTTGGTATAATCTTCCTGATCAGACCATCTTACAAGGGTTGGTGAATATGTGCCTGTTCCAAAGTCTTTTGTTCCCAAGCAAACAACTATTCTTTCTGGGGTAACAAATGAATAATCGTTTCTATCTGGTGCTGTTGATATATGTGTGGCCCTATTTGTTACAACGCCGTCCCAAACATACAATTTCTTACCATACGGATTTGCAATGTTGTAATCTCCAAATCTGGACAAAGACCAAATTCTTGGATTAATTGACAATGATGTATATGTTCTAGGTGTACCCCAAGTTGATAAGCCCCAACCACCAGCACCCCAACCGAACTGATAAGAACCATACTCAGCACCAATTGACAGTTCATATTGATAGTCAATTGTTCTTGATGCACTTGCTGTGCTAGTAGCATTGGAAGCATATGTAACTGCGTATGTATCTGCATCAGTAACACTTGTAACTAAATATGAACCACTAAGTGTAACTCCACCGATAGCAGAAGATTGATTCGCGAATATAACTGTATCGCCAACCGCTCTACCATGAGCAGTGTGCGTGATAGTTACAGTAGGCGTTGCATTTACTGTTGCTATATTGACCGTAAATGTAGTGGCAGAACTATCTATTGGTGTAGTGTCATAGATATTATTGTTGTCATCTGCAATGTATAACTTCTTATTTGTTCCAATAGACAAGTATTTTCTACCAGAAGAATCAGAGAATGTTATTACAGAGCGACCCTTGCCAGTAATAGATGCCGTGCTGAACTTTATCCAACCACCAATCTTCTCTGGTTTACCACGGAAAAACCGCACGTTTTTACCATCCGACCAGAAACCTTCTGAAGTCAGTGGTGGTGAATCTTTAAAGATACCAGCCTGTGCGGGTAGTTTTTTAAGCACTATGCAAACCTATTGTAAGCTTCCTGTAACTTTGTATCGTACTTGTTTTTTGCATAAGCAGGGCCATTATAACCCTTCGCGAATGAAGCCCAGTCTTTACTCTTAACGTGCTTTAGTAGGTTGTTGTTCGCGATAAAATTTGCCATGTGTTGCAACTGATACAACTCTGAAGCCATCGCTTGTTCGACCATTGCCTCTGGAGACTCTGCACCAGCAGCTACGTGATTAGATCCTAGAACTTGACCAAGCCCCCAAGACGTAGCCATCAGAGCTTCCTTTGGAGCTATATTATACGCTGTTTCAATCTCTTTGTATACAGCGTCTGATCCCTTTGGGTATGGCTTCTCACCCCACTTAGGATATGCAATACCAGCAGCAATAGCCTCTGCCAGTTCAGTTGGTTTATTCTTCAAGATTTTATAAAACAAGTGACGCTCAAACAACGCCTTTGGTCTACCAGCTTTATCAAACCCATCACCAGCCGACTCAACGGCAAGTACGGCACGAAGAGCAGCTACTTCTACTTCCATATTACCAGCAACTTGTGCCACATCGAAGTCGTTTAAACGTGCAGCAGAACCTTTAAATCCATTCATAAATCAATCCTTTGGTGTCGAGTTGTAGATCATGGCGTCCTTCTTCTGAGAACCAGAAGAGCTACCAAAGTAAAATGCAATGATACCGCCCCATGCAGTCTGTAAAGCTCCAAGCAGTAACAACAATGCCTCGTTGCCAGATGTTGGTAAACCATAGACTAACATATATAGCAAAATAGCAAAGAATCCAACAGTTACTGACACTGCCAATGCACGAGGAATCCAGTCACGTGTTTCTTTTTGAAAGTCACGTGCTGACTTCCTATCGTCTGCTGAAATACGTTCCAGATCAATGTCCAAAGATTTCATTTGTACTTTAAAGTCTGTATCAATCTTCTTAATCGCAGCAAGTTGTTCTGGAGTTGCAGAGGCCATTGCAGCCTTTAATTCAGCTTCTGTTGAGTCTTCTGTACCAAGCAGTGCCTGAGACAGTGCTTTCGTAGCAAGTCCAGCCAGTGGGCCTCCTAGAGCCGTGGCGATGCTAGGTGCAATAGATCCAAGTAGTGGCCCGAATGTTTTAAGCAGATCCATCTTTTCCTCCGGTTGATTTTGATCCTAACATAATACCCGATAGAGTCCCTGTTAGGAATGTAGCAATTGGTGCAATTAGTTTAAAAAACTCTTGATCATTTGGTGCTTGTCCATCAATCGGCTGTACAACAAAAATCAAACTATATAGCACCGCAAAGACAGTCCCCGTCAGCGTAAGACATAAGGATATTCCAATAATGAACTGCAAAAGAGCGTGTAGTTCATCTTCTTTTATTGTCATCTTGCCACTGCTCCACATGGGTCTTGTTTTAAAGTGTCTGCAGAACAAGTGCCAGAGGCCGTACAAATGGGTGGGTTGCACTCAGCGGAATCCCAATTTTTAGGGTCTTGACATGGGTATCGGTAGCGGTCCTCGCATCCAACTAAAAAAATCAACATGGCTATAACGATGTACTTCATTTGTGAGTAAACAATACAATTCCAATTGCAATGCATGTGGCAAATATAATAACAGCACCAATCAACCAAGCACCCATGATCAAGTCTTTGCGGGTTTCTTCGGCTTCACGCATCGCTGCTGCTGCGGCACGTGCTGCTTCCTTACGCATCTCTGTTACTTCTTTTTGTATACTAGTCCACGCTGCAATACCATACGCACCTACAAACAGGTTTCTGGTATCTAACTGTAATTTTTGAGCTTTTTGTTTTAATGTGTAGAGTTTAATCGCCTCGGCTTCATACTCTGCCTGAGACTGAAACATACGTTTCTTACGATTACCAGAAGTCAACTGTGTAATCTGGGCAATTCGCCCGAACAAGCTACCAACGCGGTCGGCAACATCAAGCATCTCATGGCCCGAATCAACCGCACCTTTGATGCCATTGTATAAAGCAGTAGCACCAGCAATGAGCGTAAACGGGTCCATTTAAGAACCCTTCTGCCAGTCTCTAATTGCAAGAGCAATACGGATTACGACAAGGATTAAACCGCCTACTACAGCAGCAAAACCAATCCAACCCTGTAACTCAGTCACCCATAGCGGCATTGTGATAGCACCCGTAGCTATGGTCGAATCAATTACAAGTTTGGCTTCGTCAGCTTCCATGATGTTACTCGTACATAATGTTGATAGTGCCAGCGTCGAAGGTATCTGTGCCGTTTACGGTCGTAATGCGGACACGATCAAGAGTCCCAGACAACGTTTTTGATCCGCTTGTGGTGTTGGAAAATTCAGTTGCTGAACCACCTAATAAACCAGAAGCAGACCAAGTGTTTCCAGTAACATTGCAAAAAATTATATTTCCACTGAATAAACAAGCGGCAGTTGAGTTATTAAACCCAAACCCAGCAGTAAATGTTGCCCCCGCAAGTGTCGAAACTCCCAATCGACTGCCCCCGCCGTTATATCCTGTAATTTCAATACCTCCAGAGTCTCCAATTTGGGCTAAAAAACTAGATGTCCCAGATAAAGACACGCCATCAAACATCACCGTAATACGTTTTACCCACGACGGTATGCTGGTAAAGTCAATGCTTGTGCCAGAGGTAGATGCCTGAGCAGTTCCGCTGATCAATGGAGCAAGTGTTCCAGTAGCCGCTACAAGCGTCTGCGTGTTGGTTCCAGCTACAGCAGGAGCGGCAATCGTGAGTGTTCCAGACGTAGAGCCATTCAACACAGGACTCTTGGCAAGGGTGACCTCACCAGACGTGCCTAGCGTGATGTTAACATCAGCCGATGACGGGTTCTGGATAAGCGTTGTCTTTAGAGTTCCGGTCATGGCGTTACCTCAATGGCTTTTAACTCATCTAGTGTCGAGCAAGTGTCTACCAATGCAGTGACGTCCCTCAGCCGCTGCTTCTCGGCAACGATGGCTGCGGTGTCTGCATTGCTCTCAAGCGCACGTTGGAATGCTACGTCCTGCGCGGCGAGTAGTGGCTCACGCTCTGCCCGTAGACGCTGCTTGGTAATGTCCTTGGCCTTGTCGATGTTGATCGTGATCATGCAGAATACTCCCACGCATTGCGGAAATCTCTATTAGATGGAATGTCGGACACATCTACAATCTTGAATGGCTTACCAGCAGGTACGTCCTTGGCAGCAATTTCCTCAATGGTCATCGTCTCAAGAGCCTCTGGAGCGGGGATGAGGATGGAAACTCCACCGTCGTCGTTTGGATAAATGATTCGGTTCATTAGGCGATCCTTTTAGCGGAAGATAGAAACTTGAGCGCGATCAACATCAACAGTTGCTGGAGTTGGGCTTCGTGTAATAAACCTTAATGCTGATGCTGTCGGTGCTGTTATAGAACTTTGTGCCGCACCAAATGCTGAAGTCGAACCAGACGACGCCGCCCACACCTGTGCTGAATAGTTCGCATCCGGCATTGCTGTCGTAAAGTTCACGGTATAGTCACCCGTGCCGTTGTCGGCAACGCTCGTAACATTACCACTTGCACGAATAGTACAGAACCCAGCCGTGTTGGTCGTCCCATCAAAGTTTACCCACGCACGACAGCCGTATGCCCTTGCTGCCGAGCCGTAGCCGGAGTTGAATGCGAAATCTCCGCTTGAATTAATCACCGCCCGTGAAGTAGCATTAGTATAAAAGTCAATAGTCCCGCCAGTGCCGACAATTTGACCAATTTGTAAATTAAAATTATTTGTTGTGTTAAATATACGAGCATTATTCGCGGCGCTTACATCAATAACCAACCCAGTTGATGCGTCTGGGTTATGGAATGTAACCTGTCCACCCTCTGTAGACACAGGGCCAAGAGTGAGTTCCCCAGCTACGTGAAGTTTAGTGCTTGGCGTCGTCGTCCCGATGCCGACATTGCCAGACGAATTGATACGCATAGCCTCAGTACCGCCCTCAGTAAAGGCAATGGTATCAGCGGCAGGGAAGAATATACCCGTGTTGGTGTCAGCACCCTGCACTGCTGGAGTGGCAGCGGAGCCATCAACACCAGCGATACCTGTGGTTCCGTTAATAGTTACGGTCATGACATCACCTCAGTATCTTCTGGAGGATTAGGGTCTGTGAACTGGCCTGTTGCGGGGTCGTATATCCAATCAAAGCTGACAGGTGAGTCATCCGGTAAACCAACGAGGATCGTGCCTTCAGGGGCAGGATCAACAGACGGGTCAGCCATGATAAGGTTAACAACAATGTTGTCAGAGTTTTGAACTACTGCACATCTCATTATGTGTACTCCCAAATGCGGATTATACCAGCACCGCCAACGCCACCAGCCGCGCCTGTTTCATTAATTGACACCGCGCCACTACCACCGCCCCCACCGACATTTCCAGTGCCTCCAGCTAAGTTGGTCGCATTATAATTTTTACCCGCCGCACCCCCAGCAAAAAAACTACTTCCACCGCCTCCGCTATTAGCTTGTCCAAAAGCTACTACACCAGTATTACTAACGTCTAATGTTTTAACAGAACCATTATTCCCTACACCACCCGTATACGTGATTGTAAAATTTGTTGCTGAACCACCTGCACCACCAACGCCACCACCCGCAGACCTCGGTTGAGCTTGAAGTGATCCTAAGCCTCCAACACCACCAAGCGCACTATAGGTTGTAGCCCCTACAGTAATGGATGTTGTGCCACCAGTCCCCCCAGTTCCTCCAATATTTGCTGCTCCACCTGCTCCACCTGCTCCAATAGCGTAAGTATATGAGGTTGATGCCGCTACAGATATATAAACTCCACCCCCACCGCCGCCGCCACCTCCGCCGCCGCCGCCGCTATTACTGCCTTGTTGCCCGACATCAGCACCACCACCACCACCACCGCCACCAATGGCCTCAACATAAATTGAGTTGCAACCTGCTGGTGTTGTGTATGACGTGCCAGATGTTAGGATTTGTGGAGCGCGGATAAGCATCCCAGAGATACCAACAGGTGTTCCCGTAATCGTTGGGCTGCTCAATGTCTTATTGGTCAGCGTCTGTGTAGCGGCTAGACCTACAAGCGTGTCAGTCACAGCAGGAAGTGTGAGCGTGTTGGTTCCGGCAACGGCAGGAGCGTCTATAGTCACCGATCCAGATGTTGCGCCATTGAGCTTTACAGGCATTAGACAATACTCCATGTGCTGCCAGAAGGAACGGTGACCGTGACGCCGCTGTTCACGGTGATTGG